CGCGCCCGCAGCCGCCACTTCTTGCTCTCGGCGCGCAGGTCCCGCACATACTCGGCGTCGAAACGCGCCGGTTCCTGCGCTTCGCTCTCTGGGATGTCCGTCATCGGTCGTTCCTCCATACGCTTATTTTACCTTGTCCGGTATTCCTTCCAATCGATTGGAAGGAATGTCAACCATTCCCGGCAGCGCGAGGCGTCGTCAGCCAGCGTGCGGCCGCCCCGATCTGCTGCAATGCATAGAGCGGCCGGCGTCTCGACATGAGTCCCATCGTGGGATTGTGGTAGTCCTGTGGAATCGCCTCCCAGCTCGTGCCGCCGCTCGCCAGCAGATCGCGCGTGCCGCGCCCCACGAGCCGGGCCTGATCCGCGCCCGGCAGTCCGGCATACCAGTCCCTTCCCCGTTCGTACTGCCCAACCCAGTCTGCGCCGCGCGTCACAGGGATGCTCACGCACCGCCCCGCATGGTGATCGTTAAGCACCTGCCCGACAGGGAAGATCTCGCCATCCCGCGCGAGACAGGCGGCGCACGTGCGCGTATCCTTCGCCGCGCTCCACATCCAGCCCTGCAGCAGCCGCGCGTTGGCCGCCTGATCGGCGGCCGTCGCTTCGTTCGCGGCGTAGGCGCTGGCCGTGCGCACGAATGTCATGGCCCGGGCGTAGGGCAGGCTTGCCGCCCGGCGCAGGTAACGGGCGATGAACGCAGGCGACTGCCCCTGCGCGATCAGCGTCAGCACATCCTCGCCCACTTGCGCTGCCGTGCGCGCCCCGAGATCCGCCAGCGCCCCGCCCTCCTGCTGCGCCCGCACAAGGATGCGGTCCAGCTCGGCCACCGTGCGCAAGTCCGGCTGCGCGAGCAGCGCCCGAAGCTCCGGCGACTGCGCCTCGATCATCGCGTGCTGGCCCTCCACCGCCGCCTCGCCTTGCCAGTCAATCAGCAGCTGCGTTTGCCGGCCCGCCGCCACGCTGAACTGATTCAGTTCGCGCCGCATCACCTCGATCAGGTCAGCGTACGAGCGCAGCCGCTGGGCGGCGGCCGGCGTCCATTCATTCGCAGCCCGCAATTCGCGCAGGTCCCGGTTCACCCGCGCCAGCACGTCGCGCATACGCGCGAGCGTGCCCTGATACGTGGCCGCCAGCCGTTCAGCGACTGCCGCATCCTCCGCCAGTGCGCGCGCCAGATACCGGTTGCGCGCTTCGAGCACCGCCTCGACCGGCATGGGCTAGACCTGCCCGATCTGCGCCAGTGTGGTGAGCGTCTCGGTCTGTGCCTCAGTTTCGGCGGCGCCTTCCTCGGCCATGCGCTCGGATTCGGTGAGCCAGTCCCGGCCCAGCTCGGCCGCCGCCGTCTGTCGGCTCACCACACCCATCGCCATTTCGCGCTCGAGCGTGGCCACCAGCCCCGCCCGATCGGCAACGAGCGCTTCCGGCCAGCGCGGCGCCGGCAGTTCATCCGTGCCGCCGTCGAGCTGCATGAGCGCGGCAATCAGCCGCGCCAGGCCCGCCCCATGCGCATCCCGGCGCTTGTCCACGAGATTGAGCATGTCGGCGTACAGCATCCGGGTCGAGAAGTTCGTGAGCTGGCCGAGGCGATCCTTGATGGTCGAAATATCGACCACGTGCCGCTCGGTGAAGAAGGAGGCGCGCAGCAGGTCAAGGAAGCGCATGCTGGCCGTCAGATCGGACGCCATTTCAAGGTTCCAGACCTTCGCGTCGGGGCTGGAAAACTCAATCGCCGCGTCGGGCGATACGTCGATTTCATCCGGCAGCCGCCCGCCCGCGACGATGGTCTTTGGGCTGGCGTGGAACTTGAGGATCTTCCCGGTGTTGGAGGCCACGAAGTTCACCGCGTCGTTGAGCCGTATCGCCTGCTGTGCCAGATCGGGCTCGCCGTAGTAGGTGAACGCGCGCGGGCCGCTCTGCCAGTCGATGATCGGCGCGAATTCCCACGGCCACACCTCGACGGCTGCGCTCCCCCAGCCGGACTCGCCTTTCACCCACTCCATGATGGCCCATCCGCCGTCCGGCTGGCGCACGATGTCCTGCCGCCGGCGCAGGCCCATCGACTCCCATTCCAGCCGGTACACGGCGGCCGGCAGCTCGCCGGCCTTCGCGTCTTCCGACCAGAACACCGTCACCATGCGCGGATCGAGCAGCACCGCGTGCGGCTTCGGCCCCGGCACCACCCGCACGTACACGTGCCCGGCGATCAGCCCCGTTTCCACAAGCTGCGGCACGAGCTTGTTGAAGCTCACGCGCTTCAGCAGCGCTTCAAGGCGCTGCTCAGACGCCGAGACCTCCTGCGCGAAACTGCCGTCGGCAAGCGGCTCCGCATTCGACTCCTCGAATTCCCACTCCGGCACGCCAATCGCGGCTGTGAGCTTGTCGATCACCTCCGCGCACAGATTCAGCACGACGCTCGAATCCGCGTCCTTCAGCGCCAGCGGCGGCTTGTGTTCGCCATAGTAGTAGCGCGAGCGCGCCTCCATCAGCTTCGCGCGTTCGTTGCGCTCGCGCTGGCCCGCATCGTCGAGGTCCCGATCAAACGGCGCATAGGGTTTGTTCAGCAGTGGCATCAGTACAGTCCTTTTCTGACCCGGGCAAGCGGCACATTCACGCCGTGCCAGGCGAGCGCCAGCGCAATCACCGTATCGTCGTGCAAACCCTCCGGCGCATCGTACTTGTAGTGACCGGACGGGAGCCGGCGCAGTTCGTAGGACTCCAGCTCGTTCTTCTGGATGTCGTCGGCCAGCAGCGTGATCGCGCCCTGTTCGAGCGCCAGTGACAGCCCCTCGATCAGCGGCCCCTTCGTGGCCGCCGTGGTCTCGAAGGGAACGACCGGCAGCCCCTCCATCTGCAGCGCCTCGATGTTGGGCGAGCCAATCGAGTTCGATTCCGCCATGATGAGCTCCGGCTTCCACAGCTCATACAGCGCGCGCAGCCGCTTGCGCTGCAGCGACCAGCCGATCTGGTTGAAGCGGTCGAGCGCCACCTGCTGCTGAGTCTGCGCGTCAATCACGCTCAACACGGTGTAGTCATTCGACCGCGCCCAGTCCACGCCCATGATGAACCGGCCCCGGTACGGTTCGGCCGGCGCAAGCACACAGGCAACGTCCAGATTGCGAAACACTGCCCCGCCGTCGGCGAGGATGTCCGCCTCGTATTCCTGCCGCCAGATGCGCTCGGTGTTGTGCGCGCGGATGTCGGCGAGGCGTTCCGCCGTGTTGCGCGGGTTGTCGGCGCTGCGCCAGCGAAACGCCCGCCAGCCCGGCCGGTCATGCGCCTGATACCACAGCTTCGCCGCCCAGTTCTGCCCCTTCGGCACGCCCAGGAACAGTCCCCAGCCGAGCAGGTCCATCAGCGCGGCTTCGAGGTACTCGGTCCACAGGTTCTCCGGCATCAGCGAGAATTCATCGACCACCGCGCCGCGCACCGCTTCGCCGGCGAGGCTGTCCGGCCGCTCGGCCGAACGCAGCCAGATCGCCGAGCCGTTGGGCAGCAGCAGCTCCTTGTCACTCTCACGGATCGCGCGCGAGGCATCCATGCCCAGCGCGCGATAGATCTTGCGTACGTAGAACTTCAGCAGGCGCCACGCGCGCTTCAACGACGCCGAGCGCCACGACAGGCCGATCCACCAGTACAGCCCTACCTCGCGCGTCGCCGCTTCCAGTAGCGCCAGCACGCCGAGCTGTGTCTTGCCCACGCGCCGGCCGCCAAAGATGACGCACGACACCCCCGCCCGCACGAGCGACAGCACCTCGCGCTGGTACGCGAACGGGCGCGGCAGCGTAATCTCAGCCGTCGCCATGCCCGCCGTTGTCCTTCTCGTCATCCGACCACACGAACCTGATCTCCGATTTGAGCGGCCCGCCCGCGCTGCCTGTCACTTCCAGCACGTTGCGCCCGTAATCGGCCGGGTAGCGCCGCTCCAGAATCCATGCCGCCGCCCGCCAGTCGAGCGAGGCCGCCGCCTTGATCTTCTTCATCAGCTCCAGTGACCCCGCCAGCTCCGCGCGCGCGCAATCATTGGCGAAATTGGCATCGGCCTGCCGCCAGCGGATCAGCGTCGTTTCATCGCACCCGGCGGCCGCTGCCGCCAGCCGGTACGTTGCGCCGCCTTTCAGCGCCGCAAGCACTTTCTGTGCATTCTCAGGTGTGCGTACTGTGGGCCGTCCGGCCATAATCCTGTCCATTCATCCGTCTCATAGTATTTTACCGTCATTCCATCTGGTGTTTTAGTCTTCCAGTTATCCTTGACACATACTGTACCATTCGGTACAATCTATGTGTTGACTGAGGGGAGACGAATGATGCACGCAAAGGAAATCAGGCTGGACGCCATTCAGGCCAGTTTCGGCAATGATCGCAAGGTGTTCTCGGACATGAGTCTGCAGGAACTCGCGGACTCGATGGCCATCCACGGTCTGGCGCAGCCGATCACCGTGCGCCGCATCAGCGCCAGCGGCAAGGCGGGCGAGTACCAGCTCATCGCCGGCGAGCGCCGCTTTCGCGCCGCCCGGTTGCTCGGCTGGGAGCGCATCCCGGCCATCGTGCAGGAGATGGATGATCGCAGGGCGGGCGCGATCATGCTGGCGGAAAACACCGCCCGCGTCGATCTGAACCCCATCGAGGAAGCGGCCGCGTTTCGCCGCCGGCTCGATGACGGCTGGACGATGGCCGAGGTGGCGAAGGCAGCGGGCAAGAGCACGGTCTACGTCCAGTTCCGGCTCAAGCTGCTGATGCTGCGCGAAACCCTGCGCGATCTGGTCGCCTGCGGCCAGATGCCCATTGGCTACGCGCAAATCCTTGCCGATGCCGAGCTG